GAAAACTGGTAACATAGTTGTTGAGATTGAGTATAACGACAAGCCTTCTGCTTTAATGACAACTAAAGCATATAGGTGGGTATTTCATACTGGAAAAGAAATTATTACAACAACACCAAAACTATTACATAAGGTGATTAAAAATAATAACTTAACAGTAGCTTGTTTTAAAGGTCGAGGAGACCCTTATTACAAGAAAGCCTATTTAATTAAAAAACATTTAATAATCGAAACAGCTTTACAAACGGAGAAAGTACAATGAGTACAGATAATCTAGTAAGCGACATATATCGTATGATTGACACCAAGGAAATCCCTGAAGGTGTACCTGTCGAACAAGTAATCAATGACTTCGGTGAGAATGTCAAAGAGATACTAAGAAACAATATCACAGAACACGAGTTTGATAAGCGTAAGCTCCGTATGTCTAACATAGGTAAGAAAGATAGACAGTTGTGGTATTCTTATAATGGCTATGAGGGTGAGAAACTATTGCCCCATACAAGAATCAAGTTTCTATATGGTCACTTGATTGAAGAGATGGTACTAGCTCTTACTAAACTTGCAGGTCACGATGTGACACACGAACAGAAGCAAGTAGAAGTAGATGGTATTAAAGGCTCTATGGACTGTAAGATTGATGGTGTATTGACTGATGTTAAATCAGCGTCATCTTATGGCTTTAAGAAGTTCAAAGATGGTTCGTTAGTTAATGACGACCCCTTTGGATATATAGACCAAATCAAAGGCTATGCTCACGCTGAGGGTACGACAGATATTGGTTGGTTAGTTATGGATAAGACCAACGGACATCTTACATATCTAAAGTATGATATGGCTGATGAGTCTCAATGGTACTGGTCGAAGTTAAACTTTTTCTCTATACCTGAAAGAATAAAGAATATAAAGAAAGTAGTTGAATCTGACACACCGCCTGAGAGATGTTATGAGGCTATACCTGATGGCAAGTCAGGAAATATGAAACTTCCTGTTGGTTGTAGTTACTGTGCATATAAGCACGATTGTTGGGGTGAAGACCTAAGAACATTCTTATACTCTAATGGACCTCGTTACTTGACGCAGGTTGTACATTTACCTAACGTAATAGAGGTGGATAGAGATGGCAATAAAGTTTCGCAGTAAGCTAGAGAAAGAATGTTCCGAAGCTCTTGGTAAGGAATGGAAGTATGAACCTTGTAGGATAGCCTATACTATCCGTAAAAACTATACGCCTGATTTCGTTAAAGGCAAGTTTCACATAGAAGTTAAAGGGTTCTTTCGGAGTGGGGATAGACAGAAATATAAATCAATTGCTGAACAACTTAAGTTTGAAGGCAAGGAGTTAATATTCTTGATGCCCCGCCCCGATTCCAAAGTAGCTAAGGGTAATAAAATTACTTACAGGAAATGGTGTGAGAAATATGGCATCAAAATATTTTCAACTAAAGAGATAAAGGAACTAAAGAAATGGACGAAGATAAAATAAATCCTAACCATTATAAGCAAGGTAACATTGAGGTCATAGACTTTATACTAGACCAAGATATGGACTACCTAACTGCTTCGATAACTAAATACATCTGTCGATGGCGATTTAAAAACGGCGTTGAAGATTTAAAGAAAGCTCGTTGGTTCTTAGATAAACTTATAGAACACGAGGGAGGGCAGTATGGCTCTAACTTTAAATGAACTTAAAGAACGTATAGTTCAAGAAGCAATAGACCCTTGTACTCTGTGTGAGGTATTAGATATAACAACAGAAGATATCTTACACGAGTTCGAGGATAAATTAATAGACAAACGGGAGGAGTTTGACGATGTTGATGATACCTACTGAAAACTTTCTTATGATGACACTAGCCTTTCTTACATTAGGAGCAATCTTAATATGGAGACACGGACAGAAGTGTTATGATAGAGGGATAACTGATGCGATACTTATGCACAGAAATGGAAGATTAAAATATAATACTTATGAAGATGACAATGGTAGCAAGATGATAAACATTGAAATCGACCCAATTGAAGGAGACGAATAAATTGAATAAATTACCTAATGATTACCAAAACTTTATCGCTCTTAGCAGGTACGCAAGGTGGCTACCTGAGAAGAACCGTAGAGAGACTTGGGAGGAGACTGTAGCTCGGTACTTCGACTTTATGGAACAGCACCTAAAAGAAAATACTAATCAAGAGTTAGTGCCTAAGACTAGGAAGATACTTGAGGATGCAGTATGTAACTTAGAAGTTATGCCTAGTATGAGAGCTCTTATGACCGCAGGACCTGCTCTAGCTAAGAATAATATTGCAGGGTATAACTGCGCTTATCTTAGTGTAGACCATCCTAAAGCATTTGATGAAACATTGTTTATACTTATGCACGGTACTGGTGTAGGTTTCAGCGTAGAGAGACAGCACGTTAATAAACTACCTGAAGTTCCTGAGAATATGGTAGACGTAGAAGATGTTATTGTCGTACAGGATAGCAAGGAGGGATGGCAGTCTGCATTCCGTAAGCTGATTACTTATTTATATGACGGTGAGATGCCTAAATGGGACTTCTCTAAGGTGAGACCAAAAGGTGCTAGACTACAGACATTCGGTGGTAGAGCTAGTGGTCCTGAGCCTCTTCTTGATTTGTTTAACTTTGCTACTAACATATTTAAAGAAGCAGGAGGGCGTAAACTTACGTCGTACGAATGTCACCGGATGATGTGTAAGATTGCTGAGGTTGTAGTTGTGGGTGGTGTACGTAGGTCAGCACTTATCTCTCTATCTAATCTTACTGATGAGCGTATGCGTAATGCTAAGAGTGGTCAATGGTGGTCAGATACTCCTGAGATGGCTCTAAGTAATAATAGTGTATGTTATACAGAGAAGCCTGATATGGGTATCTTTATGAAAGAGTGGACGTCTTTATATGAGTCTAAGTCAGGTGAGCGTGGTATCTTTAACAGGGAAGCCGCTATCAAACAAGTAGAGTCTATCGGTAGACGCGATACAGACCACGACTTTGGTTGTAATCCTTGTAGTGAAATCATTCTTAGAGATGGTCAGTTCTGTAACTTGACTGAGGTTGTGGTAAGAGCGGAGGACACGCAGAAGGATATACTCCGTAAAGTTAGACTAGCTACTATATTAGGTACGTTCCAAGCGTCACTAACTAACATTAAACGCTTACGTCCTAAGTGGGTACACAATACAGAAGAGGAAGCACTACTAGGTGTATCTCTTACTGGTATTATGGATAATGCTTTTATGAACGGTAGTAGTGATGACAGTAGAGGATACTATGGCAAGAGAAGTTTATCTGACTTTTTAGTAGACCTTAGAAAAGAATCAGTTAAGACTAATGAGCATTGGTCAGAGCTACTGGGAATTCAACAAGCTACTGCTACTACTGCTATTAAGCCTAGTGGTACGGTAAGCCAGTTAGTTGATAGTGCTAGTGGTATACATACTAGACATAGTGATTATTATATCCGTAGGGTTAGAGCAGACGCTAAAGACCCTATAGCACAACTTATGGAAGACCAAGGCATTCCTTGTGAGCCTGATGTTATGAAACCTAATAGTGTTAAGGTATTCTCTTTCCCTATGAAAGCTCCTGATGGTGCTATTACTAGGAACGAGAGAACCGCTATCGAGCAGTTAGAGCTGTGGCTTAAGTATCAGAGACATTACTGTGAGCATAAGCCTAGTGTTACTGTAAGCGTTAGAGAGCACGAATGGATGGAAGTAGGTGCTTGGGTGTACAAACACTTTGATGAAGTATCAGGTGTTAGTTTCCTACCGCACTCAGACCATACATATCAACAAGCTCCTTACGAAGACTGCGATAAGAAAACTTATACAGAATTGGCTAAGAAGATGCCAAAGGCTGTAGATTGGGATTTAATTAGTGAGTATGAATTGACCGACTCAACAGTAGGTACTAAGACACTAGCCTGTACTGGTAGTGTATGTGAGTTAGTTGATTTAGTTGAAGAAGAGAGGGACACGGAATGATAGAAGGTATATTGTTGGTGTTAGCTTTACAGTTACTTGTGTTAAAATTAACAGGTGATTTGTGAAGTTGCAAAGGGTGGCTAGTATAGCCGATGTGTTACATTTAATATAGGAGTAAGAAATATGTTAGAGAAAATCAAGAATGGTGCTGACGGTGCAATTGACATTGGCATCAAACTGGTTAGCTTATCAATTATATTGCAGATTATCTTTGGTACAAAGGTAGCTTTCCTTACGGGCAATGTAATCGGTGCTGTACTCGATATAGTTTGGACTTTGGGTAATGCTGGATTAGCTGGTATAATCACAGCGCTTATCATTTGGAGGCTACTTGACAAAGATATAGTCAATGAGCTCAAAGACTAAGGCTAAAAAAACTTGGGGTCTCGTTCGTATGGACGGGACTTCCAAGCTATACTACTCACTAAAAGTTAAACATTTAACAAAAACTCAGCCTAGAGATTTATGGAAGAGTGATTGGAGAAAATAGTATGATATATGAATATAAGTGCAAAGACTGTGGATTAGTATTCTCAGAAATGCGTAAGATGTCAGAACGCTTAGACCCTATAGACTGTGAAGCCTGTGGCGGCGAAGGTGAACATAAGATAAGCACACCTATGTTTAGGACGTCAGGAGACGGACACGGCAGAGGCGCAGGTCACAAAGGAGAATGGAAATGATGAATGAGAAGAAGCTGATAGATTTGCTCAACTCAGGAGAAGATTATAACTTCGTCGCTATGGACGATAAGTTTGCTAGGTATGATGCCTTTGATACAGAGCACGGCATTATGCTAGAGATTAAATGTCGTAATAAACATTATGATGATACTCTCTTAGAAAAGATGAAGTATGATTGGAATAAACAATACGCCGAAGAAAACGATTTAGAGTTTATGTATGCTGTAAGTATGCCTCACAAAGGCGGACATAAGGTCTATTTGTTTGACCCTATAATTATGGAGAGGGATGAAGAGTATGACTTTAAGTGGCACACACGAAAGCTACCCGCTCAGACAGAATTCTCTAGAACTGAGTGGATAGACAAAGAAGTTGGATATTTGAATGTTAAGGACGCTCTCGCAGTATTACATATAAAGACTAATCATTAAGAAGGTCTCTTACGACCACGTCTACTACCGCGTCTCATAGGACCGCTACTCATCATACCTGTTGCAGGTTTTGGTGGTGGCGGTTTTTTTGTGTCCATTAGTTTTTGTTCCCACTTCTTAGCAGACTCCATACGTCTCTCGTTATGTGGGACTCCGGGCTTCTCATAGACATCTGAGAATATCTTAGCCTTTCTCTTTATAGGGTCATCTATGTGGGGATTGGCTAACATACTTTCTGAGAACATAGTCTGTAACTTACTTCTGTCTCTCCATCCTAGCTCTCTACCATAGCCTCTATTTCCGTAGATATTGTCAAACACGAACTTAGCTTGGCTCGTCTTATTATCGTTTAAATTTGAATCTTTAAGCCAGTCAAAATAGTCTCTTTTGTGGCTACCAGTAAACTGAAATAATCCGTAACCTTTACCACCTCTTTCTTTCTGAGTGTGAGAGTAACTGCCGCCTGTTTCAACATCTATATTACCCATTAGTGCGGGTATATCCCTAGGAGGAAAACCTACCGCTAGTAAAGCATCAATAGTTTCCTGTTCGTTGTTTGTTAGCATTCCCATATTATTCTTCTTCTTCTCCTATACTATCCCCCCCATATACCAAACTAAAACCAGTTTAAGTTCAGTATGTTAGTTGTAATATGGCCA